CCTAAATGTCTACAAAAGGACCCTGCTGGGAAGGTTATGTTCAGGTAGGTATGAAAGACAAAGGCGGTAAAAAGGTGCCAAACTGTGTACCTGAAGGTAAAGGAAAAAACAAAGTAACTAAACCTAAGAAAGGTAAAAAATAATATGTGTGCAGCATGTGGATGTGGTAAGAAAAAGGGCGATCCAGGTTTTGGCAAAGGCCCTAAGTCAAAGTCAAAGAAGGCTGGATCACATATGATGCCAAATGGCAAAATGATGAAGGATTCGGCTATGAAGATGGCCAAGAAGAAGGCGGGTAAGTAATGTGCGCCACCTGTGGTTGCATGAAGCCAAAAGACAAGCACGGTATGAAGACCTTGACCGCAGCTAATAAGAAGTTTGCTAAAAAGAAGGCTACAAAAAAGAAGGAGAAAAAGTAGTGGCTACAAAAAAACTAAGCCCTAAGCAGAAAAAAATTGCTACTGCTGCAAACCCTACAGATAAGATCACTGGGGCAGATTTTCAATCCCTAAAGAACAAGTCAAAAGGTTCAACTAGGCAGCTAGGCAAAAAATCTTCTATGGTACGCAAAAAGGGTATGTGATGGCTAAGTACACAGAAGCTTCAGATAAAAAGCAAGATGCCAAGACCGCTAAAAGTTTAAATCCTAAACAAAAAGCTGCTTTTAGTAAGGCAGATAAAGGTCATAGAAAGCCTAAATCCCAAGAAGATGATACCAAGATGGATAAGGCAATAGTTAAAAAAATTAAGAAAAATAAGTAATGATTTAACCCCCGCCAGGGGGTTTTTTCATTTACTATTACTAATGACGCCGGAGTAGTCCGGAACCCTGCTGTTTTACCTTGTACTTCCTATGGAGGAAATATGATTTACCTTGCTCAACGGCTTCTCCGTGAGGAGACTGATGCCGATAAAGTCGAGTTTGTTCGTGGTGCAGCTGGGTTAGACAATCATGGCCAAACAAAAGTATTGGCAAGCTTTGTCTCCGGGTTTCTGCTAACGAATTGGCTCAAAAATCGTGGCTAGCGCAAGATCAACTTTAAAATCAGTTATCCGCGCCAGTGAAGCTGCCGTTACAGACGACTACACAGCAGTCTTGAGAGAATACGCTGAAAAACGTGGTTGGCCTTCAGACATTGTAAAAAAGATTAAGATGTCCTATGACCATAATCTACATAAAATTACCTACCCTGAAGAAATTCAAGAGGTTATAGATAGCCTCCAGCATGGTACGCCAGAAAACAATTTTGACGATAAAAATGATGCCCTTATGTTCTTTACCTTGGAAAGGAACTATAAGAGATGAGTTTTTTAATTAATGAGGATAAGGCCTTAAAAACCCTACTTCAAGGAATAACAGTATCTGACAGCGGAAACGCCACCCGACCTGTAGCAGTTTATTATGGGCAGCCTGATAAAGAAATTCGTCAGCAAACATACCCATTTATTACAGTTGACTTAGCAGGAATTAACGAAGATACAGAACGTGCCCATAGAGGATACGTTTCACTTACCTATACCCCAGAAAATGTAGGTACTGAGCACAACTACTCAGTTGATTTTCCTACCCCAGTAGATTTAATATACCAGGTAACCACCTATGCACGCCAACCTCGTCATGATCGCCAGATTATTACAGGATTAACGGCTCAAGGAAGATTGCCATTTAGATTTGGACAGCTACATATACCAGAAGACAATACCCTCCGTCGTCTAGATATGCTTGGTTTTTCAAAAAGAGATACTATGGAAAATGGCAAACGTCTTTTTCGTAATATCTACAATATACGAGTAAGCACGGAAATCTTCCAAGCAGACCTTGTACGTATGTATCAAGTACTAGAACAGCCTATAATCTCGACTACTTGGCAAACATTGCCTTTCTCTACAAATACGCTATAATTTCAGTACCCCCCCAGATAACAACATAACCCTAAGGAGTAAACCGGAATGGCAACAACATTTAGTCGCCCCGGAGTCTTTATCCAAGAAGTGGCACTACCTCAATCGGTAGCGCTTGCAAACAACTCAGACGCTATTGGAGCTATGGTTGGTTCTCTACCTAAAGGTGGAACAGCTAACCCAATTCTCGTAAATTCATGGTCTCAGTTTACTAGCACTTTTGGTGGATTAAATGATTCCTACCCAACAACTTGGGCTGCCTATAACTTTTTCGCTAATGGTGGCCGCAACCTATATGTAAAGAGAGTACTAGGCACTTCCAGTGCCGTAGGAACTCTTGGTATTACAAACACAGCTGTAGCAGCAGTATTTACAATTAACGCTATAAACGCTGGATCTTGGTCAACTAACTACGCTGTACAGGTAGTACCAGCGGGAGAAAGCACTCGTTTTGGAGTTAACGTGTACAACACTGTAACTCAAAATGGCATTAGTGTAAACGTTCTAGTTGAGTCTTTTACAGACCTAAGCATGAGCACAGCCGACACAAACTATTTCCGTTCAGTAATTAACGCAGGATCAACAGTTATTACTATTCCAGCATCAGGAACTAATAACTCAAACTTCCCTGTAACTAACTCCTCAACACCAACAGCATTGTCTGGTGGTTCTGATGGTGGAGCACCTTCTCGTACAAACTACTCAGATGCATGGTTAACTTTTGATTCTATTTCAAATACGTTAGTTCTTTACGCACCTGACGCACCGTACGCGTCCACATCAACTCTTACAAGTCAATATCATGGAGATGCGGCAGTTTACGCAGCAACTCGCAGCGATTGCTATGTAATTATTGATACTCCATCAAACCTAACAGTAACTGCAGCTCGAGAAAACATTGATGCTACTAAAGCAATTTATGCAGCATCTACAGCTGGCGGAATTGTTTCAGCGTACTTCCCATGGATTAATATTCCAGACGGAACAAAAATCCCTGGCGCAACTCGTCTTCAAGCTCCAGGAGCTGCAGTACTTGGTCAGTATCTAGCAACAGATGCTGTTCGTGGACCTGCAAAAACTCCAGCTGGTTTGCTTAACCGAATTGCACTTGCTGTATCTACAGAGCGTGCATTTACTAACGCAGAGTTAGACACTATTAACACAGGAACTTCACCTATTAACGCAATTCGCCAAGTTCCTGGTGCAGGAATTGTTATTATGGGTGGACGTACAATGGACAATACACCTAACAACCGATACATCAATGTACGTCGCTCACTAATGTACATATCAAAACAACTAGAAGACCTAACTGCATTTGCAGTATTTGAAAACAATGACTCACGTTTGTGGCTACAGATTCGTACCACACTCAACTCATTCCTTCTTAATTACTGGAACAATGGTGGGCTTCGCGGAGCATCACCAACCCAAGCATTTTATGTGCTGTGCGATTCAACTACAACAAGCTTTTCTGACCTACAGGCCGGTAAGGTAAACATTGAAGTTGGAGTTGCATTACAATACCCAGCAGAGTTCGTTGTCATCAAGCTTGGACAACTAACCGGAAACGCTACGGCGTAAGGAGAGAATAAAAAATGACTACAGCACCTTTTTCAAATCCGCTTAGTACACTACTAACAGATCCAGTACGTAATTTTAAGTTCCTGGTAACTTTTAGTCCAAAGAATACAGACAATAAATGGCCAGAATCGTTTGGTAAGATGGGATTTGTTTCTCTTTCTGGACTAAGCATTACTACTGAACCTATTGCATACCGTGAAGGCGGGTACAACACTAACGTTCACCAGATCCCTGGTCAAACAGCGTTTACACCTATTAGCCTAGCTAAGGGAGTAATGCTTGGACAAGACGCTAATCCAAAGTGGATGAAGCGACTGTTCTCAGTACTAACCCCTAGTGCAACTAGTGGTATTGGAGCTGACTTCCGTTGTAACATGGATATCCAAGTACTTAGCCATCCAAACCCAGCAGGGCTCAATGGTTCTAATGACACCGACGCCCCTACAAGCGCCCTCGATCAGCACACCTCAATGCGTTTTCGTGTATACAACACGTGGATTAGCAGCCTGTCTTATAGTAATTTAGACGCAGGCGCTAACTCACTTATGGTAGAAGAAATGTCTATCGTACATGAAGGCTTTGATGTTATTTACGGAACAGGTCTTACTGTTGGGGGAAGCGCTTTATCATTTGGTATTTAAAGTAAAATTAAAGTAAAACTAAACTAAAAGGACACATACCATGACTACTAATACGACGATCAATTCGGCAGCAAACCCAGATTTAGTAAACAAAATTGCATCTGATGCAATGGCATTGGCTAGTCAGGAGGCAACAGTTTTGGCGTTAGCGCCAGAAATTCAGTTGCCTTCTGACACCAATGTAGAACTTCTTGGTGGAATTATGGATCCTTTTGAGGGCCCTATTACTACAGCAGAGGTTAGAGAACTAACAGGTATCGATGAAGAGCATATCTCTAAGATCACTGATATGGGTAAAGCCCTATTAACGATCTTAGAAAGAGCAACAGTTTCTATCGGTAACCAACCAGCTGACAAAGATCTTTTAGATTCTATGTACGCTGGAGACAGAGAGCTACTTCTTCTTACTATTAGAAAAGTAACCTTTGGAAATGAAGTAAAGCTAGGCCCTGCTAAATGTCCTAAATGTGACTTTGAACAGGTGTTCGTAGTAAATTTAGATAATGATGTTCCTTTAAAAAAACTTGAGGGGGACCGAGAGTTTATTGTTAACTGCAAGGTTGGTAAGGTTAAGGTAGCTCTTCCTACAGGACGAGCTCAAAAGGCACTAGTTGCATCTAACAATAGAACTTCAGCAGAACTAGATACAGTTTTGTTGCAGAACTGCGTTGTATCTATTAATGATATGCCAGTTGTAGATGCTCAAGTAGTAAGAGCACTAAGTATTAAAGATAGACGAGATATCCTAAAAGAGCTTGTCTTACGTAACCCCGGCCCACAACTCGATGAAGTAAAGATTAATTGTCAATCTTGCGACCAGGAGGTATCGCTTCCGCTAACTTTAGCGGACTTGTTTCAGTAGTGAGATTGACTACAAATCTCTTCTAGAAATGCAAGGACTTTTAGTTCAGGCATATCCTGGATGGACATTAAGTGACATACGTTCTCTTAGTATAAGAGAGCGCATTAACTGGCTAAATAAGGCGGTTACTAGATTAAGGCGGTGATTTAAATGGCAGATAACTTAGGTATCTCCTCTGACGGACCAGACAGTCTAAGTTCTGATTCTGGAGAAAAGTCATTTGACGACCTTCCTAAAGAGATGCTTAAAATCTTTAAAGAGGTTGAAGCATACGTTGACCGCATTGCTGAAAAATGGGGCAAGACTCTTGATGAAACTACAGACGCTTTAGGCAATGCCAAGAAAAATCAAGTTGGTTCTGGACGTCTTGGGTTAGGGTCATTTACTAAGACTCAAACTGCAGCTGGCTTAGGAATGGCTGTTATGGCTGTTGGCGGCGCCCTAATGAAGATGGCGCCAAGCACCATGTCCGCTGTTACACAGCGTCTTGGGGCAGATACATTCGCTAGCTTTAGCGGCATGTCTTCTCGCCAAGCAATCCTTCAAGCTAATAGGCAAGTTGGAGGGGGCGCTACAAGCGCTATGGGGCCTACTATGGCCGCATCAGCCCTCATGTATCAAGGTGGGTACACCGCTAATTCTCTAAGCTCTAAGAACATCATGACCCGTCTAGGCGGCATCAGTGCCATGACTGGTATGACTAACGAGCAAGCTGCAGGTAGCGTTGCCGGAATTAACGGCATGGCTTTTCTACGCCTTGGAATTAAAGCTAGAGATAGCAAAGGTAACCTAGCGCCTATTGAAGGTTTAATTAATCAGCTGTACGCACGTGTTGGCGGTAAGGGTAACGCTCAGCAAATTTCTCAAGGATTTTTTAACAAGGGTGGAAAAGGTTACAATACTCTTCTTGGGGTAACTGGTGGCGATCAAGATCTTATGGCTACGCTTCAATCTGGACTCTTATTGCGTGCAAAAGCAGGGCGAGACATCACGGGTAAAGATTTATCTAACCCAAATAAAACTTTTGATTTACTGGGTGTTGGAAAAGATAGTCCACAGAGAGCAAACTTTAGATTTCAAACAAGCGAAGGAAGAAAGCTTGCTGCCACTGAACAGGGTTTAGTTGGAGGATACAACACAGGGTTAAACGCAGCATCTTCTGTCAATGATGCTTTTAGTAGCGTTGCAGAGTCTGCAGCGGGAGTTACTAAAGCACTCATGGGACTAAAGGGTTTCTTAGAAACTTTTCCTAATGCGGGTTCAACTGCCGGAACTATAAGCCAGATAGGTTCTGGGTTGATTGGGGGCGCAGCTAACTTAATCGGTATGCGCATGGGTATGAAGGGCATTATGGGGGCCGTTAAAGGCAAAACTCCTATAGGCCCCGCTATGGCAAACGGTAAATTTGTTAATAAGACTGGGGCAGGAAAATTTTCAGGAAAACTAGGTATTAGTGCATTAGCGGCAACTGCTGCTACTTACGGTTTAAATAAAGCATTTGGAGATAAAGTAGATCCAAACATAAGTAAGTACGGTAGCGCCGCAGCAAGCATAGGAACATCAGCTTTAACTGGAGCAGCAATAGGAAGTTTTATTCCTGGAGTAGGTACCGGCGTAGGAGCAGTACTTGGTACTGGCTACGGAATTTATAAAAACTTTTTTAGTGGTGGTGGTCAAGGCGGAGAAGCATCTGAAAAGATGAACATTGGTAACACCGGGGATTCTTCTGGAAGCTTTAGTTACCCAGTACCTGCTAGCACAAGAATTTCTTCACCTTTTGGTAATAGAAAAGGCGGGATGGTTAACGGCAAAAAGATAAGTTCTAACCATAAGGGTATGGACTTTGCAACTCCTGTTGGTACAGCCGTAACAGCTATTGCCCCCGGACATGTTGAGACATCAGGCAGACAAGACGCTGGTTGGGGTAACTACATCAAGGTAAAGCATGATGATGGTACATCTGCACTGTACGCTCACTTAAGTGCTATTCGTGCTAGCCGTGGGCAAAAAGTAGGGCCTGGATCTGTTCTAGGATTATCTGGAGGAGCTGCGGGTCACCCTGGGTCAGGAAACTCTACAGGGGCTCACCTACACTTTGAGTTTATGAACAGAAGCGGAGTTCGGGTTAATCCTTCTCCTTATCTATCTGGTGGTAAATACAACCCTGGTAAATATAAAGGCCTAAGTGGAAAAGAACGTAGAAGCTTTGCTAGTGGGTTTAGTACATCAGATCAACAAATTTTAGGTTTAGAGAATTTAAGTTCTATTGGTCTTTCTTCTTTACTAACTGGTTTAATGAAAGACAATGGGTCAATTGGGTACTCAGATATATCGGGAGCAATTAGATCTGATAAATCTGGATTGTTGAACTCTGCACAAGACAGAGTATCAGGAGATTCTGGTGGTATGGCTGGTGGTAGTAGGGTTGGTTTAATGAAGATGTTGCATGCAAATGGTTTTAGAGGTAAAGCTCTTCAAACTGCTTTTGCTATCGCATTAGCTGAGTCTGGTGGGCGTACCCATGCCCACAACGGCAGGGGGCCGGATGATTCCTACGGCGTATTCCAAATAAATATGATTGGTGGACTAGGGCCTGCACGCCGTAAGAAGTTTGGTTTACGTAGTAATACTGATCTTTATGATCCAAATACTAATATAAAAATTGCAGCTCATATGAGCCAAAGAGGAGCTAACTGGTCTGCTTGGGGAGCCTACACTAGCGGGGCTTTCTCTCAATACCTAGATGATGCTCAAGCAACTCAGGTTAAAGCAAGAATTGGTGGGGCCTCAGATGGCCTAAACTTGCCAAGTTCTTCTGGTGGAAACTCTGCAACCATGGGTGGAGGGTCTGGAACCTTTAACGCACACTCCAACACAAACATTACTTTAAAAATGGATGTAAAAATTATGAATGCTAGCGCTGGAGAAGCTGAAAGATTAGTTAAAATGGTTGGACAAAAGTTACAAAACAGCAAATATCTTAAAGAGATTGGTAGTGGGCTATAATGGCAAAAGCATATACCTATCATTACACTAAATCTTGGAGAATTAAATGGTCTACTATTGAAACAAACAACTTTGTGGATGAAATTGCCGAAGATTATGAAAAAATAACTGCAACTTATGAGCCAGAATGGCTTTCAGTAAACAAAGAAA